CTGTGTAATATATAAGAATGCATCATATGTATCTTTCCACACACTAGGATGTCTAATATAATTGTTTACAAATTCCGTTCCGTCAATACTAAAATTAACAACCACCTCTTTAAACTGGTTCCAATAATTTACAGCCTTTCTACTACTTGGAGGGTGTCCATTTGTGTTGTATCTTAATTTAATTTTTTTTGCGTGGCCGTCTGCAATTAGTTCTTGTAAAATTCTCCAGTGTTCGGGAATCATTAATGGCTCGCCACCTGCAAAGTATAATTGTTTGATGTTTGCACTTTGCTTCATCATTGAATCAATAAAACTTCCTTTCTTGTACCAAGTATAATCAAAGTCTTGATCCCAATCTTGGTCACTTGCTAATAATTCATTTTTATAATTAGGCTGTTGTAATTTCCAATCTTTAATCCAACTTGAACTATCGTGCGGTGAACACATTACACATTTAAGATTACACACATTACCTAATCGTAAATCAAAGTAAGGAATGTCTGCTTCTAGGCTTCCGTCTGGTGCAGTTTTATCCACAATACTTTGAATGTCAATTTTTGTTTCCCATTCACGGGTTTCCCATTGACGCTTACTTACAACACCTTTGCTTTCTTCTTCAAAACATTTTGTGCAACTTGTAGGAATTTCTCCGTTAAGCATTTGCAATCTAGTTTGCTTCATATGATCGCTGTTCCATACCTCTTCAATGGTATGATCACGTAAGTTCATAGCAATGCCATCTTTCTTTACTAGGCCTGCTGTTTTATTATCTTCTAACCCTGCTCCGCTGGCATTGGCTGTACAACAAACTCTAACATCACCGTTAGGTCTTGTAGCCATATGTATCCAGGGTAATGGGCAAAATGTTTTACTAGTCATTATTCACCTTTACAAACTGTTTATTTAATTTATCAAAGTTACCACACTGCTTGGTACATTCTTTCAAACCAGTTGTTGTCCAACAACTGCTAATTCTATTGAAGTAGTTTGAAGAAAACACTTCTTGCATAGTATTCCTATGCAAATTAGGGTATTCTTTAATTTTACTCATATAATCAATACGAGAAAAACTGTGTTGAGGAACCCATTCTAGGTCTAGCCAGCAACACGGACTTACATTACCGTTAGCAGCAACATAAATTTGATTATATTTTTTTGCCTTACAATTAATAGTTGGTAACACATCTTGTTTTGCCTTTTCAACTCCCTCACTGTTTTTATCACTGTGAGTAGTCGGATACAGCGTATGTGTTACATTATAGTTATCATCAATAACATCTAGTTTGCCATCTCTGAATCTGCTAGTGTGTTTTTGATAAAAGTGTGTGAATCCTAAATCTTTGCTCATCTGTTCACACTGTTTAACTTGATGTTCGTTATGTTTGAATACTAACATATCCCAACGAGCATCTCCTCCGGCAGAAATAAATGCTTTTGCATTTTTTATAATTTTGTTGAAGTCTGTGTTTACTCTATAAAGTGCGTGAGTATCTTCTAATCCATCTATACCGAATACAACTTGAACATTTAAACTTGCTAGTTCTTGCCACCAGTCTGTAGATCTTGCACTTCCGTTTGTATGCATTTGCAAGTGCATTGTTGAATTAGTTTCTCTTAGATATCTATATATTTCTAAAGTATCTGTTGCAATTATAGGATCGCCTAAGTTACCGCACATATTTAGATCATCTAACTGCTTTACAAAGTCTCTTGGAAACCAATTTACAAAAGTTCCTAAATCTATTTCTTCTAGGTATAGGGTATCTAATAATGGACCTCCTTGTATTCTACGAGGACACATAGGACATTTAGCCTGACACTTAGATGTCACTTCAAGGTGTATTGATTTGATTTCATCTATTGTATACATTACTTGTGTCCTATAAGCATAAATCTTTTATACTTTTGCAATTGTAATTCTTCTTCAACTGTAAAAGATGAAAGACCTGACTTCTTTTTAAATTCTTCTAAAGATGAAACACAATTGATATGCTCATCTAGCTCATTATAGTCATTGCTTTGTAATACTATTTTACATCCTCTAGGAACATTACGCAACCATTTTTTATATTGACTATCTGTAATATGTTCGCAACTTGTGTTAATCACAATATCGGGATCATAGTCGTAAACAAAGTCACACATATCATCAGTTATAGAAACAAATTTTCCATCCATTTCTTGACGTTTGTTTATGGTACTTGCAATTTCTTTACATTGAGGATCTACATCAACACTGGTAATATTTTTTATACCAATATCGCTATTAAACAACATACTAGATAGCACACCGTACCATCCTCCAAAAATAACTATATTTGCATTTGCAATACGTGATTTTCTTTCAAGATTTTCTATTAACCAAGTTTTGGATTGTAACTGTCCGCCCCAGAAACTTTCAAGTGTACGATACTTGTCTTCGCTATTGCGAATAGCGTCCATCCAAAATTTTATGTCTTGTATATCTATTTTCATTTTGATTTTGGTATCTTGCTGTCTGCACTGCTTACACAAGAGCTAGTAATGCATTTAGATGGTGCTTTAAACAGCGTAAAACCGTCTGTAAGCGTGCCTAAAGGTTCTTCCGCACAACTATATGCTCTTTTAACTTCAACCCCCCTTATAACGCAACTTTGATATCCTGCTGAGCAATTCCAATCTTTAAACTTATTGAAGTTAAACGCATTCATTCTTTCGGCTTGATCCAATCCATAATTGTTTCCTTTGTGATCTTCAAAATACATTTGCATTACTTGTTCACCTTTATGATGTTGAGGGAATTGTTCTTGCATCTGTAATGTTTGCTTAACAGTATATCCTTCTACTATAAAACTGGCTGTGGGATCACTCTGTGGTTTTAGTGTAACATTGATTCCTCTGTTAGAAAATCGTTGGCATCTTTCATAATACTCATCAAAACGATTAGGTACCATTACTTGATTGATTGTAAGAAGAACACCGTTATCAATTAGTTGTAAACATTTGTCTCCGAACTCCTGTTCTTTTGCGAACTCTGAATGAAAACTAGCAGTAATGCTTCTACGTTGTAAGTTACTAGTTGTTTCTAACCATTTGTTCCACCATTTACTTCCTGGACTTAGATTAGTGGTCATATGAATACTTTGGTAAGGTGCTTCTGTATCACTACAGTAATGCTCTACGAGCTCTCCAAATTCTTTATAAGCAGTAGGCTCGCCGCCACTAAAACTAAAATGGAAATCTGTAAATCCATTTTCTCTCGCCTGACGCTTAATTTCATCTATAGTATTTTTATATACTTCCAGTGATTGATGATCTGGTTTATCTGTTCTTGCATACGGCCAACAGTAACTACATTTGTAATTACAAAATCTTCCTAGTATCCAACTTACGTTGAATAAGGGTTGATCTAGCATTGTTTTCTGTCCAAACTTTATAATGTTTTGGAAAGGTATCAGAGTAAAATCATTCATTATATGCATATTTAACCACATTATCAGTTGACAGATACAATCAAGGCTTATATAATAAAGAACATATACAGTTCATTTTATGGAGAAATAAAAATGTCACTACATACAGACGCAATTAAAGCAGCAATGGAATCGTTCCTTGCTGAAGACGAAAAGTTCGAAGCAGGCAACGGTGCTGCAGGAACCCGTGCTAGAAAAGCACTACAAGAATTGGCCAAAGCGATTAAAGAAAGACGTAAAGAAATTACTGATACTAAAAATTCTCGCAAAGAGGCCAAGTTGAATGGATGATGACAAGCCTTATACAATAACGCTTGATCCAAGTTATACGTACAGTAGCGGTGATACTTCAGGTGTCACCGTTACTATGCCCGATCTTAGTACCGATTATGATATTGACACTAATTCAGGAACGTTTACAATAGATACCAATACGTCAGATACAGATTGGTTGCACGATCCTAATATCACAGTTCCGGAAAATGCAGATATTAAGATTGGTGATAGAAGTCTAAAAACTTTTATGGACACAATGGAAAAGCGTATGGCGATTCTACAACCGGATCCTAAAAAGTTAGAAAAATTTGAAGCACTACAAAAAGCATACGAACACTATAAACATTTAGAAAGGTTATGTGAAATTGATGACGAGGACGAGCAGGAAGGTCCAAACTTCTAAAGATAAGAATAAGTTATTTAGAGATATGATTCGTGTGGATTTATTAGAGGATGAAATTGAATATGCAAAAAGTCAACTTCAACCTCACGACACAGGACATATCAACACAGCAATCAGTTGGTTGCAACACAGAGTTAGACAATTAAAAGGACACACAGATGACTGATGTAAAATTAATTTCGTATAGTACAGCACCAGAAGGTTCAGAACTTGGCGATTGTCAAGAACTTATTGCCTACTGTGCAAGAGTTTCAAACCCTAGTAATCAAATGAATAGTGAAACAAGTGAGAAACTAATCAAGTATTTGATCAAACACGCACATTGGTCACCACTTGAAATGGTCAGTGCCTGTTTAGAAATTAATACTACACGTGATATTGCACATCAGATTGTACGACATCGTAGTTTTAGTTTCCAAGAGTTTAGTCAGCGTTATGCAGATCCTGCAGAGTTTGGCAGTC